GTCGTGACCGTGCCCGGCTTCACCCGCTGCCCCGGCTACGGGCGCACCCTCGCCCAGGCCGTGGAGGCGCTCGACGCCAACATCGCCAACTTCTGCGACCACGGGGCGACCAGGGGCCCGGGCGGGGCGAACATCGGCCCCCTGTGCGAGCGGCGGCGTATCCTGAAGGCGAGGACGGACCCCCGCGGATGAGCCTGCCGGTCCCCACTGAAAACACTGGCGAAACACTGGGCAACCTCATCCCGTGGCGGCCCGGCCACGGCTCGCCCAACCCCGGCGGGCGGCCCAAGGGGCTCGCCTCGCTGGTGCGGGAGCAGACGAAGGACGGGCAGGAGCTCGTGCGCTTCATGCTCGGCGTGCTCCGGGGCCGGAAGACGCCGCTGCGCTACCGCATGGAGGCCGCCGCCTGGCTGGCCGACCGGGGCTTCGGGAAGGCCCTGCAGCAGATGGAGCTGTCCGGCCCGGGCGCCGAACCCTTAACCATCCGCATCGAGTACGGCGAGGACGCCGCGGATGACCGCGCCGCCGACTATCCAACTTCCTAGGCCCCACCCGGGGCAGGTGCGGGTGGCCGCCGAGCGGCGCCGGTTTAACGTGCTGTGCGCGGGCCGGCGGTTCGGGAAGACCACCCTGGGGATTGAGCGGCTGACCCGCAGCGCCGTGCACGGGCACGCCGTCGCCTGGTGCTCCCCCAGCTACCGGATGCTCACGGAGGTCTGGCGGGAGGCCCGGCGCATCCTGGGCCCCGTGGTGGAACGCATCGACAGCCAGCAGCACCGGCTCGAGCTGCTCGGTGGGGGCGTGATCGAGATGTGGTCGCTCGACCAGCCGGATGTCGCCCGGGGCCGCAAGTACCGCACCGTCGTGATCGACGAGGCGGCCATGGTCAGGCACCTGGAAGAGGCCTGGAACGCCGTGCTCCGGCCCACCCTGGTGGACATCCGGGGCGGCGCGTGGTTCCTCTCCACCCCCAAAGGGTTGAACTACTTCAAGCGCCTCTTCGACCGGGGCGCCGACCCCGGCTACCCGGACTGGGCGGCGTGGCAGATGCCCACGCTGTCCAACCCCTACATCCCCGCCGACGAGGTGGAGGACAGCCGCAAGACCCTCCCCGAGCGCACGTTCCAGCAGGAGTTCAACGCGATCTTCCTCGAGAGCGAAGGCCAGGTCTTCCGCAAGGTGCTGGAGGCGGCGACGGCCACGCCGCAGCCGGGGGCCGTGGACGGGCACCGCTACACCGTGGGGGTCGATTGGGGCCGGGCGCACGACTTCTCGTGCTTCGTGGTCATCGACACCACCACCCGGGAGGTCGTCCATCTGGACCGCAGCAACCAGGTGGACTACGCTGTCCAGGTGGGCCGCCTCCAGGCGCTCTGCCAGCGCTTCCGCCCCGACGCGGTGTACGCGGAGCAGAACGCGATGGGGGAGCCGCTGGTGGAGCAGCTGCAGCGGATGTCCCTGCCCGTCTACCCGTTCCAGACCACGAACGCCAGCAAGATGGCCGTCATCGATGCCCTGGCGCTCACCCTTGAGCGGGCGGAGCTGCGCCTGCTCCCCGATGAGGTGCTGCTGAACGAGCTGCTGGCGTTCGAGGCGGAGCGCCTGCCCTCCGGGATGATCCGGTACGCGGCGCCGGAGACCCTCCACGACGACACCGTCATCGCCCTCGCGCTCGCCAACCATGGCGCGTCCCAACCGACCCAGTGGGTGTTCTAGGAGCAGAGATGGCTAACGTGCTGACCGCCGTCCGGGACTACCTGCGGGGTGAAGACCTCAAGGTCCGGGTGCCCGACCCGCCGCCGCCGCCGGAGGTGAAGCAGCAGACGCTGGTGTGGACGACCGACGGCTACCCGGGCGCGTACCCGGACGCCTTCGGCGGGGCGTACTGGAACCCGCTGCCCAGCAGCGGGAGCGCGACGACCACCTGGAACAGCGCGCTCTTCGCCTGCCTCGCCGTCAAGGCGCGGGCCTTCCAGGAGGCGCCCCTGCGGGTCTACCGGTTCCTGGGGGACGGCACCGAGGCCTGGCTGGACGACCACCCCCTGATGGAGCTGCTGGCCGACCCGCACCCCTCGCTCTCCCAGCCGGAGTTCAACTTCTGGATCTCGATGTGCCTGGACACCGCCGGCGAGGCCTTCCTCCGGAAGATCCGGAATAGGGCGGGGGAGGTGGTGCAGCTGTGGCCCCTGTCCCCCACGGCGGTGACCCCGGAGACGACCGAGGCGGACAAGCGGGCCGGGGTGTTCATCTCGCACTACGTGGTGGACGACCGCACCGACGCCCGGCTGGAGCTGCCCCCGGAGGACGTGCTCCACTTCCGCAACGGGGTGGACGACGCCGACCACCGGCGCGGGCTCTCGCCCCTCAAGCGCCTGCTGCGGGAGGTGGCGTCCGACGAGGAGGCCACCCGCTTCCTCGAGGACTTGCTGGGCAACTTCGCCGTCACCTCGCTCGCGGTGAGCGTGCCCCCCGGGCCCGTCCTGACCGAGGACCAGGCGAAGCAGATCCGCGACCGGCTGCGGGAGGACTACGGCGGGAGCGCCCGCAACCGGGGGCACGTGGCGGTGGTGGCCAACGGGGCCACCCTGCAGCAGGTGGGGTTCTCCCCGCAGCAGCTCGACCTGAAGCTGGCGCACTACATCCCGGAGACGCGGATGTGCGCCGTGCTGGGCGTGCCCCCCACCCTGATCTCCCTGGCCAGCGGGCTCGAGCACGCGATCTACAACAACGTCCGCCAGGGCCAGGAGCACTTCTACGAGCAGACCATCGTGCCGCTCTGGCGCTCCGTGGCCGCGACGTACACCAAGCAGCTGCTCCGGCCGGACTACACGCAAGACCGCTCCATCCGCATGCGCTACGACCTGATGGACGTCCGGGCGCTGCAGGAGGACGAGAACGAGAAGTGGGCCCGGCTCTCGGTGGCGGTGGAGAAGGCGTGGATCACGAAGGACGAGGCGCGGGCGGAGGTCGGCTTAGAGCCCCTGCCCAACGGGCTGGGCGAGGCGCAGGATCCCCTGGAGACGGCCCGCCAGATGGCAGCGATTGCGGGGCCGCCGGGGCAGCAGAGCGGGGGCGGTAACCCGCCGCCCGGTGGCGGGCAGAACGGGCAGAAGGCGCTGGAGACGAAGGCGGCGCACCTGGCCTACCTCCCGGCGCTGATGGAGCTGCTCCAGCAGCTGATCCGGCCGAGCTTCGAGCGCCGGGTCGACGAGTTCCTGGTCGAGCAGGGCCAGCGGGTGGAGGCGGCGGCGGAGGACGCGGCCTGATGCGCCTGGAGGACGTCTACGACGAGGCGGCGGAGAAAGCGGCGCTCGAGCGCCTCGTCGGCGCGATGTACGACTGGATGCTGCAGGCGGTGCAGCAGCTCGTTCACTCCGTCTTCCCGTTCCTCTCCCCCGAGGACTTCCGGCTGGACGACCCGGCCACGCGCAAGCAGCTGGCCCTGGCCGCCGCGCAGGTGGCGGGCATCGACGCCACCACCCGGGACGCCCTGCGGGACGTGCTGCGGGAGGGCCAGCGCCGGGGCTACTCCAACCACGAGATCGCGGCGGGCGTGCCCGCCGACGGCTTCGGGGGCATCCGGGGGCTCTACCTCGACACCTGGAAGGGCCGGGCGGAGACCATCGCCCGCACGGAGGTCGCCACGGCCCAGCTGGCGGCGGCGAAAGACCGCTACGCCGCGACCGGCGTGGTGTCCCGCGTGCAGATCGTGGAGCACGAGGACACCGACGAGCCCTGCGCGTCGATGAACGGCAAGGTGTTCCCGGTCGCCGAGGCCCCGGGTCTGGAGCATCCCAACTGCCGGCGGGGGTACGTGCCCATCGTGGAGGACGTGGGGTGACCGAGCGGCCGGCGGGCTACGTCCGGGAGTGCTGCGTGCGGGCCGACTTGCGCCGCCGCGTCGCTGAGGAACGCGCGGACTCTGCGCTGGCCGCACTGGGGCGCATCCAGCGCAGCCGCAACCTGGAGTCGGCCCGAGACCTCGCGCAGCACGCGATCCTCCAGGACGGGTGCCTCTGGCGGATGGACGAAACGCTGAAGAAGGAGCAGCAGGAGGCGGCGAAGGCGCAGATCCTCTCGGAGGTACGGGAGAGCCTCGTTCCGGTCAAGATCAAAGGCGTGACGGGGGCGTGATGACCACGCTCACCCGCCCGATCCGCCTCGACCCGCGCATCGACGCGCCGCTGGTGGGGCCGCGCGTCCTGTCCCTGGTGGGGGAGTGGGCCATCGCCTGCAACATGTGGCGGGTCTGGCAGCCGGCGGCGTTCCTCAGGACGCACGGCTACCCCGTGGAGTGGGGCTGGCTGCGCGACCGGCGCAACGCCCTCTTCCTGCCCGGCTTCGACGCCCTGTCCTTCTGCCGGGTCTCCTGGAGCGCCGACCGCCGGGCCACCGCCCACGCCCGGGTCATCGAGCGGGGCCACCGGGCGGGGCGGAAGGTCTTCTGCGACTGGGACGACGACCTGTTCACCCCCTTCTCCGACGAGCACCAGCGCGAGCGCATCCC